TCAGCCGACATTTCTCGAACTTGCGGGTCGCCATCAGTTCGGAGAAACGCTTGATCGAGCCCACGTACTCGCCCGCGCGTTCGGCCCATTCACGCCAGTCGGCAAACAGTTCGGAGACGCCTTCGCGGTGAGACTTGGCCAGCAGGCAGCGCTCTTCGATCCATTGCCCGAGCGCGTCCTCGGCTTCGAAATACTCCTCGGTTGCCGACACCACGCTGGCGGGCGGCTTCAGACCCTGGCGTTGCCAAAGGCTGCAACCATCGACCGCCCACGCCAGAATGCCGTCCCGTTCCTTGAGCAGCTTCTCGGTCAGCCTGCCGTCACGCCGTTCGGGCGGGATCGTCACCGTGAAAGGGATCAGGTGCAGTCGCCGCTTCATCGCTTCGTCCACGTTGCGAATCGAGGGCTTGTGGTTGCCCGCGATCACCAACTTGAACTGCGGCATGTACTCGAAGAAGTCCTGGCGCATGAAGCGCGCGGACACCTTGTCACCCCCGGTGATGGCCTTGACCTTGGATTCGTTCCAGCGCCGACCCTGCTCGGTTTCGATGGATGACACGAAACGTGCGCCGCGCAGGCCCGCCAGATCGGTCGGATGCCGGTCGGTGCGCGCCTCCATGAACGTGTCCATCGGCGCGTTGGCGGCGTAGTCGCCAAGGATCGTGGTCAGCACGTTGACGAACACCGACTTGCCGTTCGCGCCAGTGCCGTACAGGAAAAACAGCGCGTGCTCGCTGGTCACGCCTGTCAGGCAGTAGCCGACCATCAGTTGCAGGTAGGCCATCAGCTCGGCATCGCCGCCGGTGACGTCGGCCAGGAATGCGCGCCACGTCGGGCTGTCACCCTGCGGTGTGGCGGTGGCCACCTTGGTCATCCTGTCGTCGCGTCGGTGCGGGCGCATCCGGCCCGTGCGCAGATCGACCACGCCGCCCGGGGTGTTGAGCACCCAGACGTCGGCATCCCACTCTTCGGCAGTGGAGGCGTGCTTCGGATCGGAACGCGCGATTTTCTCGACCGAGGAGATCGTCGCCGAGCTGGCCAGCTTGCCCTTGAGCCGGGGGCTGTCCGCTTTGAGCGACGCCATCCGGCAGATGCCGCGTGAGAGGTGAGACACGTAGAGCACCTGATCCGGATTCCAGCGCACGCCCGTCCAGACCAGCCACTTGCCCCACAGCGCGCAGTAGCGCCAGTCCTCACCGTAGCGGCGCGTGAAGGTCGAGGACAGACCGTCTTCCGTCGTCCAATCGACGCCAGTCAGAAGATCGGGCGGCGGCGTTTCCTCGACCGAGCGCATCACTGGCATCCGTTCGCCGACAGCGAGGAAGCCTCCCACGTCGAAGCCCTCGGGGATGGCATCAGCTGCGTCCCAACCATCTGGCTTGTCGTCGGGCGGTACCAGGATGGCGACCGTGGTCGCGCCCGCATTCAGGATCGCCTGCGATGCGCGGTCGGCGTAATCCCAGCCCGGCGCATCCCGGTCAGGCCAGATCAGCACCGACTTGCCCGCCAGCGGCGACCAGTCGGTCTTGTCGACCGGGGCGTTCGCGCCGTGCATCGCCGTGGTGGCCGCCACGCCGATGGCGATCAAGGCCTGCGCGCATTTTTCGCCCTCGACCAACACGACGTGGCCAGCAGCAGCCAAGCCCGGCTGGTTGTACAGCGGGCGGGGATCTGGCGGAGCCATCTTGCGCCGCTTGGCATCCCACGGCCGGAATTCCTTCTTGCGGCCCGGAGGGTCATAGCGGTAGACGACGGCGATCAACTTGCCCGTGGCATCGAAGTAGTCCCACTTGGCAGTGGCCGGGCCAAGATCGTCGACCGGGGCTTCCATCTTGGCTTTGCGAACAGGCACTGACCGAGAGCGACCGAGCAGATCGGCAGCCTCGTCGAGCACACGAGGAAAGTCGGTGTGGATGTTGGCCTCGAGATAAGCCGCGATCAGCGCGAAGATATCGCCGCCGTCGCCCGTGGCGCGATCTGTCCACAGGCCCGCTTTCTCGCCTTCGAGCACGACTTCGAGGCTGTCACCCGGACTGCCGAGAATGTCGCCAATGAGGAACTTGCCCCGGCGCTTCTTGCCTGCCGGAAACATCGTGGTCAGCACCGAGTCCATTCGTGCGATCAGTTCGGCGCGAATCTCGTCGCGCTGAGATTCCCGGTCGTGCTCCACAGTTTGAGTGGTGTCGTTGAAGTCGATCATTCGGCCCCCTCGACAGATGCGTCCGCATCCTGAGCATCACGGCCTTGTACGGCAGTGCTGCGCGTGGCCCACGCTGAGAGTTCAGACAAGCGGTAGCGCACCAGACCGCCCATCAAGTAGTGCGGAATCCGGTACTTGCTGCGCATGGCGTGGTCGGCGAACCAGTAGTACGGCAGGCGCAGTGCGGCGGCGGCCTGCTTGGCGTCGATCATCGGTTCGATGGCATTCGTCAGAGTGTTGGTATCGGTCATGCTGGTGTCCTCCAGCAGCGGTCTTGCCACGCGCACATCCGGCATTCGAAATGGGTCGGGTCATTGAAGGCGCGAGGCAGGAGTTCTCCTGCCTCGGTCGCCGTGATGACCTTCACCGCCCGATCCGACATGCGCTGGGCCAGTGCTGCGTCAAAGGGCACGGCCTCGGTGTAGATCTCCATCGTGTCGGCGTTCACCGCCGTGAAAATCGCCGGGTGCTCGTGTAGTTCGAGATAGGCCTGATACAGCGCGACTTGCGCCGCGTAGACAGGCTTGGAAATGGCGAGCCGGTTTTTCTCCAGATCGCGCCAGGACTTCGAGCCGAGGCACTTGTTTTCCCAAAGGGCCGGATAGGCGAAGCCCTCGGGGCCACCGACGAACACGCCGTCGATGTGGCCCTGCAGGCGTCCGTCAGCCACTGAGAAACCGAACTGCTCGCCGTCGGCCTTGTGGGTGCGCAGATCGAAGCCCGCATCCCGCAGCCATCCGACCATGCACTCTTCGTTGACCTGGCCACGCTCAAAGATGCGCAATATCCGACCCTGCACGTCGCGCCCGTAGTCGACCGGTGCTTGCGCAAACTCGTACTGCAGCGCGCGTTCGCAGGCCACGCCCAAGCGGGATGCGCCAAGGTAGTGGCGCACCGACTGCCGGGCACGCGCTCGCTGCAGACCGGCGTCGACCAGCACGCTGATTTGCCCGGACACGCTTGCCGTGGAATTGAAGTCCATCATGGCGTGGTCTCCCACGGCAGATCGTCCTCAAGATCGGCAAACGGGTTCGCCAAGGGATCGGGCGTTGGTGGCATGCCACGCACCGGCGGAAACTTGGTCGCCTCGTGATGCTCGACCATTGCCTCGGTGTAGCGGGTGACGATGGCGTCGATAACCCGCAGCGCTTCGGCTTCCGAGTAATCCCCGAGGGGCTTCGTGAAGCCAATTTCGCCAGCCGCTTCACCGAATGCCTTCAGGCACTTTTTCATCGAGGCGATCTCGATGTCAGAGGGATCGATCATCACGACCTCCCTGCGTTTGCCCGGCTCGTCCTTGGCTTTGAGCCAGTTGCCGTACATCGCGTGAAAGACGTTCTGGCAGCGCTGCGAGCAGAACACCCAGTCGATGGGGTAGCGGCGGGGATTGCCGACACCGTGTCGGTTGTCGGTGTGACCGAATCCCCGTGCCTGACGTTTGCAGACCCAGCATTTCACGCCACCTCCTCAAACTCGTCGATCAACAGACCGAGCTGCAGCGCGCCGCCCGCGAAGGCTGCCTCGCAGCGCCTGCTGAAATCGCGGTAGTTGGTCGAGCAGCGCGCAATCGCCGTCACCGAATGAATCTGCTGCTCCAGCCGCGTCAGCCCTTTGTCGGTCAGCCACTGGTGGTGCTTGTCCGAGATGCGCTTGCGACTGCGAATCTCATCGAGCAACTCCTCCGGCAACACCGGCCCGTAGACCCAGCGCTGGGTGATCTGGCCAAGGACGTGGGGCGGGTTCTGGGCGTGGCCCTGGTACTTCCAGCCAAACAGACGGTAGATGGCGCGGTAGTAGTCGGCGTGAAAGCGCCGTTCCCACGAACCACTGGATTGGCGCAGCAGCTTGGCGATCAAGTCCTGCAGTGCGTCGGGCGCACGGTGGAACTGGTAGCCCGTTGCCTCGTCGATCAGCGCGACCTCGCCGGTGGTGGCCAGCGCGTGCATGATCTTCATGCAGTTGGGGACGATGCCCTTGCGAGCCTTGTGCAGCGTTCCGGTCAGCGCCGCATTGACCACGGCAGACGCGAGGTCAGCGATG